AAAGGACAGGTGAAAGAATGAAAACATTATCCGCAAGGGAATATTTAGGACAGTTACAGGAACTTGATACTAATATCAATCAGGACTTAGAACGCCTTGATGATATGAAAACCAATGCTTGCAGTACCAGGGCAATAGATTATTCTGCTGAAAGAGTGCAGACAAGTCCGTCAGGTGACAGTTTATGCAAGGCGGTTACAAACTATGTTGCTTTCAATGATGAAATCAATTCTGAAATTGACCGCTTTTGTGATGCTAAGAATCTGATAATCAAGCAGATCAGGGGACTGCATAACAATTATTTTAATCAAATTCTGTTCAAAGTGTATGTTCAATTCAAAACAGTGAAACAGGCATCCAAGGAAATGAAAAAGTCTTATAATTACACGGTTGAACTGCACAACAAGGCACTTGCAGCGTTTGAAGAAACATATAAAAACCTTACATATCTGATATAATCGGTTATAATCTGATGATTGACAAACGGGTACAAGACAATTATGATAAACTTGCAAAAACTGGGTTGCAGATAATTCTTATGAATTATCTGCAATTTATTTTTTACTGCCGATATTTGCACCCTGAAATGTAATGTTTCAGGGATTTTTTATTGCAAAAATACATGAAAGGGGTGTTGTTTGATGGCAAAAACGGCAAAATTAACTGAAAAACAGCAGCGTTTTGTTGAAGAATACCTGATTGACCTGAACGCAACACAAGCAGCCATTCGTGCGGGTTATTCGGCAAAAACAGCAGATCAGCAAGGTTCAAGGATGTTGGCAAATGTCAAGGTTCAACAGGCAATTAGTGTTGCAATGGCAGAACGCAGCAAAAGAACAGGAATCAATCAGGATAGGGTTGTTTTAGAACTTGCCCGCATTGCTTTTGTGAAGATGACAGACCTTGTTGATAGTCACGGAAGAATCAAAGACAATGCAACTGATGATGACCTTGCCTGTATTGAATCCGTGAAATATAAACAGTCTGAATCAGAAACCGGGTCAAGTGTTGAAAGGGAAGTGAAGATTTCACCAAAGCTGAAAGCACTTGAATTACTTGGTAAACACTTGGGTATGTGGAATGACAAACTGGATGTGAACATCACGCAGCCTATTGTTATCACAGGTGAAGATGCCCTTGAAGATTAGGCGGTGATTGCCTATGGTAAAGAACCGCATTTCTTCACAGTATGTTTTTGGGTATCAGAAGTTTATCCTGTACCCGGAAGATTACAAAGCTACAAAGTCCGGCAAGAAGAAAGTGCTGCTGCCTGAACTGGTTGGTAAGGGTTACGGTACTTTTTGGCGTTGGAAAGGTAGATATAGGGTATGCAAGGGCAGCCGTGCATCCAAGAAATCAAAAACAACTGCCCTTTGGTACATCACCAATATGATGAAGTACCCACAGGCAAATACCCTTGTGGTCAGAAAGACTTTCAGAACCCTGAAAGATTCCTGTTTCACAGAATTGAAGTGGGCGATTCACCGCCTTGGCGTTGATGCCTTTTGGGAAATCAAAGAATCACCACTTGAAATGACCTATAAACCAACAGGTCAAAAGATTTATTTCAGGGGACTGGATGACCCCCTGAAAGTAACATCAATAACCGTTGATATTGGTTGCTTGTGTTGGATGTGGATTGAAGAAGCGTATGAAATCAGTTCAGAAGATGATTTCAATATGCTTGATGAATCAATCCGTGGTGCTGTTCCTGACGGTTCAGGACTGTTCAAGCAAATAACCCTTACACTGAACCCGTGGAATGAACACCACTGGATAAAGAAGCGGTTTTTTGATAACACAGATGATGAAACCCTTGCAATGACCACCAATTACAAGTGCAATGAATGGTTGGATAAGGCAGACTTAAAAGTCTTTGAAACCATGAAGAAGCAGAATCCAAGGCGTTACAAAGTAGCGGGTCTTGGTGATTGGGGTATTGTAGACGGTCTTGTCTATGAAAATTGGGAAGAAAAGGCGTTCAGTGTTGATGAAGTCAAGAAGATAAGCGGTATCAAGTCTGTATTTGGTCTTGACTTCGGTTATACAAATGATCCTTCTGCACTGTTTTGTGGTTTTATTGACCAGTCGAGCAAGACCATTTGGGTGTTTGATGAAATGTATCAGCCGGGTATGAGTAATGAAGCCATTGCGGAACAGGTGCAGCGGATGGGATATGTGAAAGAGAAGATCACAGCCGATTCAGCAGAACCAAAGAGCATTGACCGCTTGCGTGAACTGGGTCTGAAAGGAATCAGGAAAGCAAGGAAGGGCAAGGACAGCATCAACAACGGCATTGACTTCATTCAGGACTATCACATTATCATTCACCCAAGATGCGTGAATTTCATCACAGAGATCAGCAACTATCAATGGGACAAGGATGCCAAGACAGGCAAGAAACTGAACCGTCCTATTGATGATTTCAACCACCTGATGGATGCAATGCGTTATGCGATTGAACAGATGGCAAAAGGTGATGCCTTTAGTTTTGATTAAGCAATTACCGGGTAGAATACACGGTGTCAGCAGCCGTTTCTTTTTGGACGGTAGGAAAAGGTTGTCAAATGCTTACTCCGGGGCGGTTGCAATCGGTAACCGCCTATGACACCTGTATAACTACTTTTTGAGATATTAGAAACAAATTAGTAACACATACCCTTGGAAACATAGTGTTTTCAGGGGTTTTGATTTTATTATGCAATGAAAGGGGTGAATTGAACCGTGTTCAGTTCCTTAATAAACACACTGACATTGAAGGTTTCCAACTTTATACTGGACGGTGCAAGGTCAAGGATGACTGACAAGGAATTTCTTGAAAAAGAAATTATGAAATGGAAAACGTCACCCCACCGCATCATGCAAATTAAGGGTTCACTGTATTATGACAATGAACACGATATTTTGAAGCGGAAACGTACAATGATAGGTGAGGATGGCAAGTTACAGGTTGTTGAGAACTTGCCGAACAACAGGGTCATTGATAACCAGTATGCAAAAATGGTCAATCAGAAAGCAAATTATCTGTTCGGTCAGCCTTTTGCAGTAAGTGGTGATAATGACCAGTATGTTGAACTGCTGAAAAAAGTGTTTAATAAGCGGTTTATGAAAACCATAAAAAACAGTGGTAAGGCAGCATACAACGGGGGAATCTGTTGGTTATATCCGTATTATGACAATGAAGGTCATTTCACTTTCAGGCTATTCCCCGGCTATGAGATTTTGCCGTTTTGGAAAGACAACGATCATACAATGCTTGACTTTGCAGTCAGGCTTTACTTGGTGATTGGATATGAGGGAACAACCACAACCATCATTGAAAAGGTTGAAGTGTATGATGTTGATGGTGTTCACAGGTTCATTCTTGACCACGGCACACTTATCCCTGATCTGACAAACAACGGTGAAGCCGATTGTTACCATGTTACCATGACGGATGCAACCGGGAAGGTGACAGGGTTCAACTGGCAGCGTGTTCCCCTGATTCCATTGAAAGCCAATGAACAGGAAACACCATTGCTGAAAAGGGTCAAGTCTTTACAGGACGGTATCAATGTGATGCTGTCTGATTTTGAAAACAATATGCAAGAAGATGCCCGGAACACCATTTTGGTATTGAAGAACTATGACGGTACTAATTTGGGTGAGTTCAGAAAGAATCTTGCAACATATGGTGCAGTAAAAGTCAGATATGATGGTGATACCAAGGGCGGTGTTGAAACTCTTGAAATCACAGTCAATGCGGATAACTACAAGGCTATTGTGGAAATCTTCAAGAAAGCCTTAATTGAGAACGCAATGGGTTATGATGCCAAGGATGACAGACTTTCCGGCAACCCTAATCAGATGAACATTCAGTCAATGTATTCTGATATTGACATTGATGCAAATGATACAGAAACAGAATATCAGGCAGCCTTTGAAGAAATCCTTTGGTTTGTGAATTGCCATTTTGCCAATACAGGACAAGGGAACTTTGAAGGTGAAGAAGTAGACATCATATTCAACCGTGACATTCTTATCAATGAATCAGAAGCCATTGATAACTGTCAGAAATCTGTTGGTATTCTTTCTGATGAAACAGTCATCAGTCAGCACCCTTGGGTGGATGACCCACAGGCAGAACTTGAACGCCTGAAAAAGCAGAAGGAAGAAGCACAGAAAGAAATGCTTGCACAATATGACCCGTTTGGTACACAGAATGATGACCCTGACAACAAAGGTGACCCAAACAAGGGAAGTCAGGGCGGTGAAGTAGATGAATAACGGTGAATACTGGCAGAAGCGTTTTGAACTGCTTGAACAGGCAGCACACCAACAGGGGGTTCAATGTTATGCGGACATTGAAAAACAGTACCGACAGGCACAGAAGCAACTTGAAGGTCAGATTGCTGCATGGTATCAGCGTTTTGCATCTAACAATGGGGTAACCCTTGCAGAAGCAAAGCGGATGTTGAACGCAAAGGAACTTGCTGAACTGAAATGGGATGTGAACCAATACATTCAGTACGGTCAGGAAAATGCGATCAACGGCACTTGGGTCAAGCAGCTTGAAAATGCATCTGCAAGATTCCATATCAGCAGACTTGAAGCCTTGAAGTTGCAGACCCAACAGAGCATTGAAGTCATGTTTGGAAACCAACTTGACAGCATTGACAGCACAATGCGGAATGTTTACAAGTCCGGCTATTATCACACAGCCTATGAGATTCAGAAGGGTGTGGGTGTTGGTTGGGACTTTTCCGCACTGGATGACAAGCAGATCAGCAAGGTCATCAACAAGCCTTGGGCAGTTGACGGCAAGAATTTCAGTGAAAGGATATGGGGCAACCGTCAGAAGTTGGTCAATGAATTGAACAACACCCTGACACAGAACATCATCTTGGGAAAAGACCCGCAGAAAGCCATTGATGAAATTGCCCGGAAGATGAACACTTCCAAGACCAACGCCGGGCGGTTGGTAATGACAGAAGAAGCCTTTTTCAGTTCCGCAGCACAGAAGGATTGTTTTGATGAACTTGATGTTGAACAGTTTGAGATTGTGGCAACACTGGATTCCCATACTTCGGATATATGCCGGGGTATGGATGGCAAGCATTTCCCTATGTCTGAATGGAAGGTTGGTGTGACTGCACCGCCGTTTCATGTTCATTGCCGTTCAACCACAGTACCATATTTTGATGATGAATTTGATGCTGTTGGTGAACGTGCTGCACGGGATGAAGAAACAGGCAAGACCTACTTTGTACCGGGCAATATGACCTATAAGGAATGGGAAAAGTCATTTGTCAACGGTGGTGATAAGTCAGGTTTGCAAGAAACATCACCTGATGATACAATTAAAGCAAAGGAAGAAATCAAACAGGTTGCGGAAGAATTAAAGATTGACAATTTCCCGGATGCTTTCAAGGCAAAAGGTGAATTGAAAAATACACAAGCACTTGTGGACTATATAAACGGGTTGGAAGGTGCAGATGCAAATGTGGTTGCCCTGTATAATAGCATGGCAAAATTGGAAACCATAGAAAACAATGGTATTCCGTTCAAAATATCACACGGTAAAAATCATGCTGTTTCAACTTCAACATATACATTGACCGGGAATTTGGCTGATGTAAAATTGACTATTCCAAAATTACAAGGTGAAAATCTTGCCGGACAGGTAAACACCACATTGCATGAAGAAATGCACCTGATGGATTTGTACGGTAGAAAAGACCCGTCAAAAAGTGGTAATTGGTTCAGCACAAGCAGAACAGCACTGATGGATGTATTCAAAAGTACATCAGATTCAATCAGTGATGAAGTTGCAGACCTATTTGCTGAACATAAAAAAGAGTACAGAAGGGTTCGGGATGAAGTAAATGCAAAATATCAGAATTTGATTTCTGAACTGAATAATTCAGTGATGGATAAAACCTTCCAAGGTTCACTTGCTGATTATAAGAAACAGTACAATAAACTGGTATCAGCCATGAATGATGAACGTGATTATATGGCAAGAAACATCATGGGTGGTGGAATAGGAAATCTTGAAGATATTTATGATGCACTGTCGGGTGGTGTATTCAGAGATAAAGGAACAGTCATGTATGGTCATGGGTCATCTTATTACAGAAGCCAAGAAAGCCGGGTGCATGAAACAATAGCAAATTACGCAGCATGCAGACAGCCTGACGGTGAACCATTTTGGTGACACCTATGTCATTGAAATTGTGAACCCGGTTGAATACGCATCCTATGTTGAGTACGGACACAGGACAGCCAATCATTCAGGATGGGTCAAGGGTCAGTTTATGATGACCATATCTGAACAGGAATTACAGAAAATTGCCCCAAAGGTGCTTGAAAACAAAATCAAGAAATATTTAGGGGGACTTGGTAAATGATAAATTCAATAGTTGAAGCAATCAGTTGTTCCCTGAACAAAGAATTTGGGGATGATTATGAAATCCACAATGAAGAAATTAAGCAAGGTTTGAAAGAGCCTTGTTTTTTTATTGCTTGCTTGAACCCAAACAACAACCTTTTCCTTGGCAAACGGTATGAACGTACCAATCAGTTCTGCATCCAGTATTTCCCACAGTCTGCAAAGAAGCAGCGGGAATGTGCTGATGTGGCTGAAAGAATGTATGACTGTTTGGAGTATATCACAACAGACGGTGATACCAAGCCAATCAGGGGTTCAAAAATGAATCATCAGGTGGTTGACGGTGTTCTGAATTTTTTTGTCAATTATGACTTTTTCACGGTCAAGACGGAAGATCAGACACCAATGGAAACTATGACGGCAAGCACGGATGTGAAGGAAGGTGGTTGATTATGGCAGCAAAAAAGACAACAACGGGAACTGCTGCAAGGTCTGAACAGACTGAACCAATGTTCAGCAAGGAACAGATTCTTGCATCTGCCCGTTTTGCAAACAGAAGGGACTTGGTGGATGCCCTTCTTGATGAAGATAAAAGTTACACCATGAAAACCGTTGACAATTTAGTTGAAAAATACATGAAAGGACAGGTGAAATAGTATGGCTTTAGGTGGTGGTACATTTACCTCACAGAACAAAGAACTTCCCGGTGCTTATATCAACTTTGTATCGGCTGCATCCGCATCTGCTGCACTGTCTGATAGAGGTATTGCAACAATGCCCCTTGAACTTGACTGGGGTGTTGAAGGGGAAGTTTTTGAAGTAACCAATGAAGATTTTCAGAAGAACAGCCTGAAACTTTTTGGTTATGCCTTTGACAGTCCTAAGATGCTTGGTCTTAATGATCTGTTCATGGGTGCAAAGACCTTATACGCATATCGTCTGAATGGTGGTGGAGATAAGGCAGCGAACACATACGCAACTGCAAAGTATTGTGGTGTGCGTGGTAACGATTTGAAGATCGTGATTCAGAAAAATGCAGATGATGCAAGCAAGTATGATGTTACAACCTACTTCGGTACAGTCAAGGTTGACACACAGACGGTTGCCAAGGCTGCCGATCTTGTGGCAAACGATTATGTAACATTCAAGGCTGCTGATCTTGCTGTTACTGCCGGAACCCCTTTAACTGGTGGTACAAATGGCACGGTTGACGGCACAGCACATCAGGCTTACTTGGATAAAATCGAATCATACACCTACAACACTATGGGCGTTGTGGTTACTGATGATATTACCAAGAAGTTATATGTGGCTTTCAACAAGCGTTTGCGTGATGAACTTGGTATCAAGTTCCAGTTGGTTGTTTATAACCTGTCTGCTGATTATATGGGCGTTATCAGTGTGAAGAACAAGGTAACAGATACAGGATGGTCAGAAGCAGCACTTGTGTACTGGGTAACTGGTGCAGAAAGCGGTTGTGCGGTCAATAAGTCTTGTCAGAACAAGAAATATGACGGCGGTTTCACCGTTGATACCAATTACACACAGAATGAGTTAAAAGCAGCAATCAAGGCGGGTGAGTTCACTTTTCATAAGGTCAACGGCGTTGTCCGTGTGCTTGAAGATATTAACTCTATGGTGACCACTTCGGACACTTGCGGGGATGTATTCAAGGACAATCAGACGATCAGAGTTATTGACCAGTTAGGAAATGATGATGCAGTTCTTTTCAACACTAAGTATCTTGGTGTTGTTCCAAACAATGCATCAGGCAGAACTTCCCTTTGGTCTGACTTGGTGAAAATCCGTACACAGTTACAGGAACTTGGTGCTATTGAAGGGTTCACTGATTCTGATGTTACGGTTGCACAGGGCGATTCCAAAAAGGCGGTTGTGATTACATCAGCAATCACCGTTGTGAACGCTATGGGTAAACTCTATGAAACAGTTACGGTTGCGTAAGAAAGGGGTGAAATAAAATGCCGAATGTAACAATGAAAGCAAGGGACACTATTGCAGCAAAACTTGCTGAATGTTTTATCACAATCGGAAGTAGAAGATACAACTTCATGCAGATGATTGATATGGAAGCAAAGGTTGAGAAAACCAAGACTACTGTTCCCCGCCTTGGTGCAATCATGGCGGGTCATAAGTCATGTGGTATGGAAGGTACTTTTTCCGGCACGGCACACTATAACCAGTCAGTTCTTCGTCAGGCATTGCTTGACTATAAGAACACTGGTGAGGATGTGTATTTTGAAATGCAGATCACCAATGATGACCCAACCAGTGATGCGGGCAGACAGACGATCATTTTCTATGACTGCAACACTGACGGCGGTGTGTTAGCAAAATTTGATGCTGACGGGGAATACCTTGATGAAGAGATTGAAGGAACATTTGAGGACTTCTCAATGCCTGAATCTTTTGCAAACCTCACGGGTTTTCTTACTAACTAAGTAACAGAACCCCTTGTGTGGCTTTTATATAAGGTCATATAAGGGGTTTTTTCTATTCTTTGATAAACAGAAGGGAGAACAACAAAATGTCAAAATTCAGTCGATTTATGAAAGCGAACAAAATCGCAAAGCCAAATGAAAAATATGCACCTACAACCACATTACAGGATGAAAACGGTAAACCGCTGGAATGGGAGTTCAAACAGATTACTTCCAAGGAAAATGAAGCGTTGCGTGATTCCTGTACCATTGAAGTCCCGGTTAAGGGTAAGCCGAACCTTTACAGACCGAAAGTAAAAACTGCTGAATACCTTGCAAAGATGATTGTGGCATCCACTGTATACCCTGACCTTTACGATAAGGAATTACAGGATTCATACGGTGTTATGACCCCGGAAGAACTTCTTTATGCAATGGTTGACAATGCCGGAGAATATCAGGACTTCACAGTGTGGATGCAGAAGTTTCAGGGATTTACCAAGAACCTTGATGACAAGGTGGATGAAGCAAAAAACTAATTGAAGAAGGGGATGGTGAAGCAAATTATGCTTACTATGCCCTTCTAAAACTTCACATTCTTCCATCAGTGTTCTTGGATATGGATGAACAGGAAAAAGCCTTTGTGATTGCTTCAATCGAGTTGAAAGCAGAGCATGACAAGAAGGAAAAGAAAAAGGCAGAAGCAAGGGCAAAGAAAAAACACTAAGAAAGGACGGTGAAACAGGTGTCATCTATTCAGACAGGTATTGAACTTAATGACCAATTCAGCGGAGTGTTGAACAACATCATCAGTTCAGTGAACCTTGCCGTGTCTGCAATGTATGATATGCAGCAGTCAATGAACACTGACATTGATACAAGCAGCCTTGAAGGGGCAAGGGATGAAATCAATCAGGCAACTGCTGCCATTGAAGCAATGAATCAAGCAGCAAGCCGACAGACCGCACCTGATATTGCACCGCCTGTTGTGGATGGGGGAAACGGTCAGGTTATAAACGTGGATGTAAACCCGGTACTTCCTGACCCTTTGGTTGAAAATCCTGAACCAATCAGACCTGAAATTCAGCCAAACGCACCGCCTGACCCTGAACCCGTAGAAATCCCGGTCACATGGAACACTGACGGGGTGGATGTGTTCACAGGAACAGGTGTTGAACGATTTCAGCAAGAAGTTCAGAGTGCAAACGATATGTTGAACACACTGAACACCACACAGGCAAGGATTTCACAGACCGCACAGGGAATGGATATACTGCCGGATGCAGCAGTTCAGGATATGAACACCATGCAACAGCGGTTATCTGCAATTCAGCAGCGGATTCAGCAGATTGAGAACAACCCGGTAAATGTTGGGGCAGACAATGCAAATGCAGAACTGGAACAGTTGCGTATGCAGTTGAATCAGGCTATTCAGGAACAAAATTCACTGAATCAGGCAATGCAGAATATGGATGTTTCTGCTGCCAATGATGCCTATTTACGTTTGTCACAGACTGTTGGCAACACAGAAAGGTACATCCGTGACAATGTGGATGAACAGGGGCGTTTCAATCAGGAAATTTCAGCCGGAACACAACAGGCAAATGAACTGACCAATACCATCAAGCGGGCGGTTGCAGCCTATGTCAGTATTCAGACAGTTGGGAAAGCACTGAACATTTCAGACGAACTTGTTCAGACAACATCCCGTTTGAACATGATGAATGACGGGGTTCAGACAACCGCTGAACTTGTCAACATGGTATATGCAGCAGCACAAGATGCAAGAGGTTCATTCAGTCAGATGGCTGATGTTGTTGCCCGTTTCGGTAACAACGCAAAGGATGCGTTCAGCAGTTCAGAAGAAGTTGTTGCTTTTGCTGATCTGATTCAAAAGCAGATGACGATTGCCGGGGCAAGCACCCAAGAAGCAGCAAACGCAGAATTGCAGTTATCACAGGCACTTGGTTCAGGTGTCCTTCGTGGTGATGAATTGAACAGTATCTTTGAACAAGCACCTAACCTGATTCAGAACATTGCGGACTATCTTGATGTTCCAATCGGTAAGATCAGGGAAATGGCAGCGGATGGGGAACTTTCCGCTGATGTAGTTAAGGCAGCAATCTTTTCTGCTGCTGATGACATTAACAGCAAATTCAATGAAATGCCTATGACTTGGGGGCAGATGTGGCAGTCAATGCAGAACACCGCACTGATTGCATTTCAGCCTGTTCTTCAAAGACTGAACGATTTAGCCAATAGTGAAGCATTTCAGACTTTCATTCAGGGTGCTATTGAAGCAATGGCAACCCTTGCGAATATCCTTCTGAATGTGTTTGATTTGGCGGTGTCAATCGGTACTTTCATAGGTGATAACTGGTCAATCATTGCACCTATCGTATACGGCATTGTGGCAGCACTCACAGCATACATTGCTATTTCTGCAATCGTGGCAGCAATTAACGGTGTCATGGCAATAGCAGAAGGTGTCAAGGCTGCTGCTCAAATGATGGCAACAGGTGCAACATTCGCAGAAACCGCAGCACAGCAAGGTCTTAACGCTGCATTGATGGCTTGTCCTTTAACTTGGATTATCATGCTGATTCTTGCGTTGATCGTGGTTATTTTTGCCGTATGTAATGCGATTGCAAAAATGACAGGTATTGCAAATTCAGGGTTCGGTGTGATTACTGGTGGTGTGAACGTGGTGATTCAGTTCTTCAAGAACTTGGGTCTAACAGTGGCAAACATTGCCTTGGGTATTGGAAACGCCATTGCAGCACTTGCATCCAATATGATGACGGCATTTCACAATGCAATCTGTTCTGTTCAGTCATGGTTTTACAACCTGTTAAGCACGGCACTTTCAGTCATTGAGGGTATTTGTTCAGCACTGAATAAGTTACCGTTTGTTGAATTTGACTATTCAGGCATTTCATCCGCAGCGGATGACTATGCAGCCAAAGCAAGTGAAGCAGCCGGAAACAAAGAAGATTACCAGTCAATCAGTGATGCGTTCAATGAAGGTTTTACAACCTTTGATGCATTTCAGGACGGTTGGGCATCAGATGCGTTCAATGCGGGTGCAGCATGGGGTGACGGTATTGCTGATAAGGTTTCAAACTTTAGTCTGTCGGATGTATTTGGTCAGACAGATATTCCTAATGTGGGTGATTACACATCAGGGTTCAATGATGCAATAGCAAATTCAGGCGTGGGTGACAGCATTGGAAACATTGACGATAACACAGGCAAAATCAAGGATTCTTTGGAAGTATCAGAAGAAGATTTGAAGTATTTGCGTGATATTGCAGAACAAGAAGCAATTAACAGATTCACAACCGCTGAAATCAATGTTGATATGTCAGGTATGCAGAACACAGTGAACAGCGGTGATGACATTGATGGTTTTATGACCAAACTGACAGATTCAGTCAATGAAGCGGTAGACAATATGACGGAAGGGGTGCATGAATAAATGGCAAGAAGCGGATATGATATGTATTTTGACAAATGCCTTTTTCCTGTCACCCCTGAAAAAATCAGTATCAAAATCAATGGTAATAACAAAACGGTCAACCTGATAAATGAAGGTGAAATCAATATCCTGAAAAAAGCCGGGTTGACCGACATTGAATTTGAAGCAGAAATCCCGCAAGTAAAACATCCTTATGCGGTGTATAAGAATGGTTTCAAAGAAGCGGGATATTTCTTTGATATTTTTGAAGGGTTGAAAACAGGCAAAAAGACATTCCAGTTCATTGTGTGCAGAAAGACCCCGGTGGGGAAAAAACTGCTGAACACGAACATGAAGGTATCTTTGGAAGATTACAAAATTTCAGAGGATGCCAAGAACGGGTTTGACTTCAAAGTCAAGTTCAATCTGAAACAGTACCGGGACTATGGAACAAAGACAGTCAACATCAAAATTGCTGCATCCAAGCCAAAGGCAAGTGCAGAGCCTAAGCGGGAAACCAACAATTCACCCGCCCCGGCAGCAGCACAGACCTATACGGTTGTGCGTGGTGATTGCCTATGGAAAATAGCTAAACGGTTTTATGGCAGCGGTGCAAAATACACCGTGATCTACAACGCAAACAGGGGTGTCATTGGTGGCAACCCTAACTTAATCTATCCGGGACAGGTTTTGACCATTCCGGCAGCATAAGAAAGGGGTGTTGTTCAATGTATGTTGAACTACTGGTTGGGAATGAATCAGGAACAAAAGTATATCAGCCTGTTGTTCAGGAAGGTATTGAATGGTCAACAGAAAGAAAAAACACCCCCGGTAAACTGGTTTTCAAAGTCCTGTATGACAACATTCTTGATTTTTCAGAAGGTAGTCCAGTCAGGATGAAGGTGGACGGTGACAATGTATTCTTTGGTTTTGTGTTCAAGCAGCAGAGAACCAAGGACAAAATCATTACTGTCACCGCCTACGATCAGTTGAGGTACTTAAAAAATAAAGATACCAAGGTCTATGAAGGAAAGACGGCAAACCAATTTGTGAAAATGATTGCAGATGATTATGCCCTGAACCTTGGCACACTGGATGATACCGGGTATGTCATTGAATCAAGGGTTGAAGAAAATACTTCACTGTTTGAAATGATAGCAAATGCCCTTGACCTGACACTGACCAATACCGGGGAAATGTATGTGTTATATGATGACTTTGGGAAACTTACCCTGAAAAGCCTGTCATCTATGTATGTGGGTGTTCCGGGGGCGTACCTGATGATTGATGAAGAAACCGGGCAAAACTTTGACTATACTTCATCCATTGATGAAAACACATATAACAAAATCAAACTGACCTATGATAACAAGGACACGGGAAAGCGTGATGTTTACATCACACAGGATTCTTCCAACATTAACAAGTGGGGTATCTTACAGTATTTTGACACCTTGCAGAAAGGTGAAAACGGTCAGGCAAAAGCAGATGCCCTTTTGAAACTGTATAACAAAAAGACCCGTAACCTGAAAATTACCAACGCTTTAGGTGACAACAGAGTGCGGGCGGGTTCAATGGTTGTCATAAACCTTGACCTTGGTGATGTAAAACTGAAAAACTGGATGCTTGTTGAAAAATGCAAGCATACCTACAAGGAAGGTGAACATTGGATGGATTTGACACTTAGAGGGGGTGAATTTGTTGCCTGATGCAAATGAACTTGTTGATACCCTGAAAAGGGCAGCCGTTGAAGCGGTTGAAGCGGGTAAACCCGTAAATGTATATTTTGGTGAAGTTGTGAGTGCTTCACCGCTGAAAATCAATGTTGAACAGAAGATGATACTGGGTGAAAAACAGTTGATTCTTTCAAGAAATGTGACAGATTTCAGCACAATGGTAACAGTTGACTGGACTTCTGAAAGCAGTCTTTCCACCCACAACCACACTGTAAAAGGTGACAATGGTAGCGGTGGCAACATTGACTTGAATACAGGGTCAAAGAACCTTGCACATACTCACAAAATTACAGGAAAAAAGAAGATCATCATTCACAATGGCTTGGCAGTTGGTGATGAAGTTATCCTGATAAGACAGCAAGAAGGTCAACGCTTCATTGTTGTGGATAGGATAGGCAAATGATTCCTTCAACAGTTGGTTTTCTTGACCAAGATTTTGAAATTGAAACACAGCCAAGCCTAACTTATAAAATGGATTTAGACGATGATTCAGTCAGGGGTCTTGTGGATGAACAGGATGCCATGAAGCAGATGATTTTCAGAACACTGCAAACAGAACGGTATCAGTACATCATATATCCGTGGTATTATGGCATTGAAACACTTGACCTGTACGGTGAACCTGTTACTTGGGTTTGCCCTGAATTAGAACGCAGAATCAGTGAAGCGTTAGCCATTGATGAAAGAATCACGGGTGTGACCGACTTTGAATTTGACCTGACGGTCAAAGGTGTGGTTCATGCCTATTTTACCGTAAAAACAATTTACGGTGATATTAAAGCAGAGAAGGGGGTGAAGATTTAGAATGTATGAAGATCAGACTTATGACATTATCCTTGAAAGGATGATGAACCGGGTATCTGACAAATTTGACAAAAGACCGTCATCCCCTGTTTATGATCTGCATAGTTCAACCGCCATTGAATTTCAGATTTTATACATTGAGTTGGAATATCTGATAAAAAATTCATACGGTGATACTGCTGCAAGGGAATTTCTGATCTTGCTTGCAAAGGACAGGGGACTTTCACCTGAACCCGCAACCAAGGCAATCTTACAGGGTGAGTTCACACCAACAAACATTGATGTTACTGGAAAGCGTTTCAACATTGGTGAAATCAACTATGTTGTGACTGAACAGATCACACCGGGAACATACAAGGTTCAGTGTGAAACAGAAGGTGTTATTGGCAATCAGTACCTTGGGGATATGATACCAATGGAATATATTGACGGATTGCAGACGGCAAGCCTGACAAGCGTATTGATTCCCGGTGAAGATGAAGAAGATACAGAAGTTTTCAGACAGCGTTACTTTGACAGCTTCAATGAACAGTCCTTTGGTGGCAACCACGCTGATTATATGGCAAAGGTCAAAAGTATTGAAGGTGTTGGGTCATGTAAGGTCAAGCGTGTTTGGAATGGTGACATTAGACCCGCTGACATGATCGTCAGTACAGTGGTCAAGAACTGGTATGAATCAATCATTTCAACAGTTCCGGCAGCAGTCAAACCGTGGCTTGATGCCGTATATAATGCAGCCAAGGACAAGAAACTGACGGTTGGTGGTACTGTTCATGTAGTCATCACTGATTCTGATGATTATGGTGAAGCAAGTTCAACACTTGTTCAATATGTTCAGCAGACACTTGACCCGGAAGAAACTGCCGGGGAAGGTTACGGACTTGCACCAATCGGTCATGTGGTCAGTGTAGCAAGTGCATCACCTGTCAGTATTGAGGTCAAGACCACGGTAACCTTTGAAGAAGGTCACAACTGGTCAAATACCAAGGCAGCCATTGCAGAAGCAGTTGATGCGTACTTCTTGGAATTAAGAAAGAACTGGTCAGAAACATCACAAACCATTGTCAGGGTATCGCAGATTGAAAACCGCATCCTTGGTGTTGATGGCGTGGTGGATGTGACCGGGACAAAGCTGAACGGCACGGCAAGCAATATGACCTTGACAGAATTTTGCATACCAAAGTTAGGGGGTGTTTCTGCATGATAAGAGAAGTTGACCTTGTTTCATACTTACCGCCATTCATGCAGAGTTACAAAGAACCCGTTGCAGCACTTGAAGCGGAAAACCCTGAATTTAGTCTGATGTGGTCGGCAACTGACAGGTGTTTGCGTAACCGCTTCATTTCAACTGCTGATGAATATGGAATCAGCCGATTTGAAGAGATGCTGAAAATATACCCAACTGCTGATGATACCCTTGAATCAAGGCGTTCAAGGGTTCAAAGCAAGTGGTTCAACACAATCCCGTACACTTGGAAAGTGTTGCTTCAAAAGTTGCTTGTCCTTTGTGGTGACAGTGATTTTGAAGTGACTGGTGATTTCAAGACTGGGTACACACTGTATATTGACACTGACCTTGAATTATATGGTCAGGTGGAAGAACTGGAAAACATCATAAACACAATGATTCCTGAAAATCTTGTGGTTGTATCTAAGAACAGCATCCCTTGCAACATCAAAGGTGCTGTTCTTTTTGGTGGTGGCATCTGCTTCATCAATGAATTTATCATCACAAACGATTTCCGGGAAGTGTTTGATGTGAACGGTTCATCAGTCTTTGGTGGTGGAATCGTTCAGACTGAAATGCTGAACATCACAAATGACAGTCAGGAAACAGTGAGTGTTCAGGGTACAGTGAACTTTGGTGGTAAGGCAACAGATACCGCAATGGTAACCATTTCAACAGATTTTAATGAAACAATCCGGGCAGATATGGATGCAAAGGCAGCATCCGGCGTTGTTCAGGTAGACTTCATTGAGATAAAAACAACATAGAAAGGAATGATAAGATGGCAGAGTATTCAAAACTTTACATCACAAACAATGGTCAGGCACTTATGGCAAAGATGATTGCCGGGTCAGGAAACATTGATTTTACAAAAGTATGTTCTTCCAGTACCCAGTACACTGAAAGTCAGTTACAGGCATTGACCGCACTTAGCAACATCAAGCAGACAACCCTTGTTTCCAAGGTTACCCGCACAAATGAGGTTGCAATCAAAATTGATGCAGCATATTCCAATGTAGACCTGAAAGAAGGTTACTATATGCGTACACTTGGCTTATATGCCGTTGACCCTGACAAGGGTGAAATCCTGTATGCAGTCTGCATTGAAAAGTCAAATAACTGTTATATGCCACCATATAACGGTGTTACGGTATCGGCTGCATACTTACAGTTATATACCACAGTAGGAAACGCTGACAACGTATCACTTGCGGTCAGTCCGGGTGCGTATGCAACGGTTGGTGACATTCAGGCACTTGAAAAAGAAATTGCTGATCTGAAAGCCTTTGTTGGATATTCAGACGGTGACATTTATGGTGTTGAAGTGGATTTTGAAAATAAAAAGTTCACAAGACTTGCCGGAGCAGTAAACCGTTCAGCGGGTTCAGGATTTGACGGAATCAATGCTTTTGGTGGTAGAAAGCGTTGCAACCTTACCAATGACGGGCGTGTTGCTGCATATTACGGTGAAGCCGGATTTTCCACTACTGGAAAACTGACACAGGCGGTTGACCGTAACCCGGTAGGTACTGAATCACCTGATGAAAACCTGAAATTCAGTGCCGGGACAATCGTTCAGGTAATGGTTGAACAGCCAAAGTTTTATTACAAGGTTGTACCGCTTAAAACTGAAAAGAGAACCAAGGGGGCAATCACAAGAAAAATTAGATACTATGTATCAGATACACCAAAGGCGGGATTCAAACTTCATCCGGCGTTCATTGTAAATGGTCAGGAAAATGATGTTGCATATCTTGCAGCCTTTGAAGGTTCACTTTGGGATGCATCTGCCTCAGCATACATTCTTGATGATTCACAGGTTGCTGACTTTGCTGCTGATATGTTATGCAGTATTGCCAACGCAAAACCGCTTTCAGGACTTACACAGAACGCAACCCGTGCCAATATCAGAAAACTTGCTGAAAAACGTGGTACTGGTTGGGAACAGGGTGTTGTTCAGACGGCATCCGCTTCACAGATGCTTATGCTGATTGAATATGCAACCTTCAACATGCAGTCTGTTATTGGTAACGGTGCAGTTTCAAAGACTGATGACGGTAAAACATCCATGACAGAAAATACAGGTGCAACAATCACCCTTGGTAATGCATCAGGTTCAGTTGTCAATGCTAACGGTATTCAGATTGTGTCATACCGTGGTGAAGAAAACTTTTGGGGCAACATTTGGTGGTGGATTGATGGAATCAATCACTATGCGAACGCAACCACAGGTGAGTGTGAAACCTATGTTGCAGATCATGGTTTTGCTGATGACATTAAGGCAGCACCTTATGAAGATACAGGAATGACCGCAAAGTATGGAAACGGTTATATTTCCGCTTTCTGCTATTCAGAAGATTTTGATTGGTTGTTCTTACCGGGTGAGTTCAACGGAAACACTGCACTTCCTGTTGGTGATCACTGTTGGAATCAGAACGGTACTGGTTGGCGTGTCGCTATGTTAGGTGCTGGTTGGAATGATGGCTTGTATGCCGGTGCTTTCTTTTGGGCTCTGTATCATGCTTCCTCTTATCGTGTGCGGAGTATCGGCGGTCGGTTGGTGTATCGAAAAAAGGTGGCAGCATAACAGGCAACCAGTAATTCATACAATTTTAGGTAATCAGGATGCTAAGGATGACGATTTTCAAGCAGAAAGACAATAAAAAGACAAAAAACCAATGTCACTAAATTAGGTGCTAATTGGAATAATGGCTTGAATACCAGTGCTTTCTATTGGAATCTGAATAATGCTTCCTCTAATCGTAATCGGAATATCAGCAGTCAGTTAGTAAATGCACAAATATCACTTGAAACACCCCGTCAGAAATGGCGGGGTGTTCTTATAAATCAATGTACTGAAAACTGATTACCGTGCCACTTGGCAAAACATCAAAATACATGGGCTGTATTAGTAGACCGTCACCTGACGGGTTGAAAGTTCGGTTCAGTGCATACAGAAGGGAACAGACAAGCGTGAAACGGTATGGCAATCTTTATGAAAAAATCTGTTCAATGGATAACCTGTATCTTGCGTTTCAACACGCAAAGAAAGGCAAAGGATGGTACAAGGAAGTTCAGCAGATTGAGAAAAGACCATACTACTATTTGGCGGGTCTGCAATGGATGCTTCAAAACCATTTATACAAAACTTCGGAATATGCCACTTTTACGAAAAAGGACGGCAAGAAGGAACGGGAAATATACAAACTTCCATTCTTCCCTGACAGAATTGCACAATGGGCGGTTTTACAGGTGATTGAACCGCAGTTATTAGCGTATTTCACTGATGACACATATTCAGCAATACCAAACAAGGGTATTCATGCAGCATACAAGAAGTTACGGTTGGCGGTTGATACCGTGCCGGAAGAAATGACCTATTGCTTGAAAATAGACTGCAAGAAATTTTACCCTTCCATTGACCACGAAACACTAAAACAGAAGTTCAGACGGAAGTACAAAGACCCTGAACTGCTTGAACTGATTGATGAAGTAATTGATTCAATCAGCACTTGTCCGGCAACGGATGAAAACATTGAATTTTATCGGTCTTGTGGTAATGAAATCAAGATAGTGAAGGTAAACGGCAAGGACTTCATTGAAGGTGTCGGTATTCCAATAGGGAATTACTTTTCACAGTATGACGGCAATTTCTTCCTATCAGGTTTTGACCACTGGATAAAAGAAGTTAAGCGGGTAAAGCACTATTACCGTTATATGGATGATATTTGTATTTTTGCAAGAACCAAAGAAGAACTGCATCAGTTACTTGCAGAAATCAATGAATATTTCATACAGAATTTGAAATTAAGAATAAAAGGCAACTATCAGATATTCCCTTCGTTCATCCGGGGTATTGATTTTGTAGGGTACAGGATTTTCTTGAAAGATACCCTTCTTAGAAAATCCACCTGTCAGGAATTTGAACGGAAAATGACCGCAATCAGGAAGAAGATTGAAAGCGGTCAGGAAATGAACTATTCAGAATGGTGTGCAATCAATTCCTATAAGGGTTGGTTGAAATATTGTGATAGCAGCCGATTGTCTGAAAAATATATTGAACCAATTCAGCCTTATGCTGATAGGTACTATAAAGATCATATCAAGAAAGGTGGTAAAAAGCATGAAAGAGTACGGAAAAGTACGCAGTACAAAGCAGCCTGAACAGAAGGTCATTGATGACTATTCAGTTTGGATTGCAGAGAACATCACCCCGGTCACAGAAGCCGGGACAGATGAACAGCCGGGGTTCACTGGTTATGAATATGACCTGACCCAGTACACCAAGGATGAATACATCAAAATGATTGATGACAGGAACGCATCTTTGGAAGATCAGATGACACAGGCACAGGAAGCCATGTGTGAAATCTATGAAATGATGGCATAAGGAAGGGGTGAGAATATGGCAAACATTTATGCAGCACTTATCATCAAGGGTAAGAAGTCAATCAATGATGTTCCTGACAAGATCAGGGATGAAGTCAAACAGGTGCTTATTGATGAAGGACACCCGGAACTGGCAGAAGGTGGTAACTGATGTTGTTTCAGTTCATCATAAAAATTTTATTCAGAAAGGATGTGGAATCTATGGCAGTGATCTATGCAACCCTTATCATTAAGGGCAAGAAAACCTTTGCTGATGTACCTGAGAAAATCAAGGACAAAGTGAAGGAAGTTCTGATTGACCTTGATTGCCCTGAATTAGCAGAGTAATCAACAGACAAGGAAATTATCACAGGAACAAAAACAACCGCTATATGACCCTTATATGAGGTCACAAGCGGTTGTTTTTATGTTCAGAAAGGACAGAGAAAATGAAACAGACTATTTGCAGTGTATTAGGTGTGATTGGTTCAGCAATCGCATCTTTTTTTGGTGGTTGGGATGCGGGACTTACAACCCTTCTGATCTTCATGGGTCTTGATTATATTTCAGGACTGATTGTTGCGGGGGTGTTCAAGAACAGTCCTAAGACAGACACAGGTTCACTTGAAAGCAAGGCGGGATGGAAAGGTCTTTGCAGAAAGTGTATGACCTTGATTTTTGTACTGGTTGCGTACCGCCTTGATCTTGTCATTGGCACAACTTACATCAGGGATGCAGTAATTATTGCGTTCATTGCCAATGAAACAATTTCCCTTGTGGAAAATGCGGGTCTTATGGGGTTACCACTTCCGGCAGTCATCACCAAGGCTATTGATATTTTACAGAAAAAGACAGAAAGTGAGGGTAAATAATTATGGATAAGCAGACATTTATTTCACAGATTGCAGCCTATGTCATCAAGTATGCTGCACAGTACGGTATCAAGGTACACAGTCCAATTATTGCACAGGCAATTCTTGAATCAGGATGGGGACAGTCAAGCCTTGCTGCCAAGTATCACAACTATTTTGGTTTGAAGTGCGGAAGTGCTTGGACTGGTAAATCTGTCAACATGGCAACATCAGAGGAATACACACCGGGCGTTCACACGAACATTCGTGACAATTTCCGTGTGTTTGATTCTATGGAAGATGGTGTCAAGGGTTACTTTGATTTCATCAACTATTCAAGATATGCAAACCTTAAAGGGGTTACAGACCCGCAGACTTATGTGGAGAACATCAAGGCAGATGGCTATGCCACATCAAGCACCTATGTAACAAACCTGATGCGTGTTATCAGAGATAACAACCTTACACAGTATGACGGTGCTGCACCACAGACACCTTCAAAGTCGGTGGATGAAGTCGCACAGGATGTTGTCAACGGCAAGTATGGCAATGGTGCTGATCGTAAAGCAGCACTTGAAGCAGCCGGGTACAACTATGATGAGGTTCAGGCAAAAGTCAATGAGATTTTAGGGGTAGACACTACACCAAAGAAATCTGTTGATGAAATTGCACAGGAAGTCATCAACGGTGTTTGGGGCAACGGTCAGGACAGAAAGAACCGCATTGAACAGGCGGGTTATGATTACACCGCAGTTCAGAACAAGGTCAATGAACTTTGCGGAACACCAAAGAAATCCATTGATGAAATTGCAAGGGCAGTCATCCGTGGTGAGTATGGAAACGGTGCTGATCGTAAGAACAGAATCACCGCAGAAGGTTATGATTATGCAGCAGTACAGGCAAGGGTCAATGCCCTGATGTAATCTGTTACTAATTTGTTACTAAATAGCGGGATTTTGTGAGATTTGCGGAGATATTCAAAACTGAACTTTTCAGCAAATACGGGCAAAAAGCGGGGTATTATATCAATGAAATTTATGATATAATAGCTACGTTGTCGCACCCAATCTGGCAACAGAAAGGGGGTGTGCTGCTTGGATTTGAAATTTCTTTCTTAGCTACCGCCATTATAGCATATGCAAGTTGCCTTTTCAAGATACGCTTTTTTATTATTTTTGGCATATAAACCGTGAACTATTTTTTCATTTTTCATAATAGTATCATTATGGTATAATAGAAACATTAAAATCGTTAAGGAAAGAATCGAAGGTGGTGCAAACGAAAAAGCAGTATGGAGACTTTTCATTAACTGCCCTTTCGTTTGCATCAATTTCGATTTTTTCTGGTTGAACAAAGCGCGTCAACTCTATATGGACTTT